CGCCACGCAAATCTTCCGTTTCATCTCTACGTGCAAGTACACAACTCGGCGCTCGGGCCGCAGATGCCCGAGGGCACGACACGCGGCATCTGGCACGCGGCGTACTGCCGGCCCGGGCAGGAACTCCTCGCGCACGTGCTGCTCGAGACGGGCGCGCACTGGTGCGGCATCCCGCTGCACCTCATGTCGATGACCACCTCGTTCCACCCGCAGGCGGTCGCCAGCGGCGGGTCGCGTGAACTCACGCCCTGGGGCGGCATGGGCGAACACCTCGAGATCATGCACCTGCACTACCTCGAGGGCTTGCCCTGCATGGGCGTCGCGCAGAAGACGGCACTGGGCGACAGGCCCGGGTTCACGGGCCGGCACACGGGGATCGTCTTCGACTGGGCGGATGGCTTCAGCCGCTACCCGCAGGAGCACAAGCCGCTCAACCTCATCGAGACGAGTTCAGGCTGGTTCATGCTGCTGCCGAACAACTACGTGCAGTACATCGACTCGCACTTCACCTCGTACGTCAAGGGCGAGCGCGACTTCAGGAACTACCGCCGGGGCGACGAGGTCTACTGGCGCGACTGACGCCTGTTCCGTAAGTGTTTTGCGGTTCCCGTAAGTGGAAATTTACGTTCCGCTTCGCCTGTAGCCCATACGCCACAGCAGGCGAGACAGGTCGTTCGCCAGGTCGGTGACTGCCTGCTCGTCTAATTCCGGTCGGCAGCAATGTATGGCTTCATGGAGGGTCGTGTCCAAACGATCCTCCTCCGACTGCCACGTGGCGATGCGGAGCACCCGGCCCGCGGCATGGCCCGGGTCGACCATGTTGCCGTAGTCGGCTAGGTTCGGGCTGAACCTGAGCGTCCAGTACTTGCCGCCGAGCCGGACCCTCATGGCCGGATCACTTGAACCCGCGCTTCATCGCACGGTACGAAGCCGGGCTGACCGTGGACTTCGACTTTGGTCGGCTGGTGCCGGCCTTGCGCCGTGCGTTGATGTTCGCGTACAGGCCGCGCTTTGCTGCTTTCTTCGCCATGTTCATCCTTTTGAGGTCTTGCCGCTGCACTTCCACTTTGCGCGTGACAGGCGCAGCGGGCTGTTGGGGTTCTTCGCCGCCGCCGAGCTGCGCTGCATCTGCCCCCAGCTGCGGGCGCAGTAGGCATCGCCCTTGGCGGTGCCTGGCTTGATGCGGTCGCCGCCGCTCTTGGCCTTCCCGGCCTGCCCGTAGCTCACCTTGTTTGTGCGCCCGGTCTTGGGATTCTTCACCACCTTCACGAATCGCTTGCCCTTGGCTGGAGTCGGCATGATCTGTCCTTCTGAGACGGCTAGTGTGCGTCCATGATGTCCCACGCGATTCGTGGGTGACCACGTGAACGACCGCCGTCAGGATCGTCGTTCGTCTCCCATCGTATGAACAGCCGCACCCACTTCGCCCGCAGGCTGGTCGGACCTGGCCCCTTCTCCACGATCCAGCCGCCAGAGCCGTCGCCCCAGTCGGCCTTGTACGTCCCGCAGCGGATGAAGTCGCAGTGCCTGTTGCGAATCTCGTAGACGCCGTTGCGCGTCTCAAGGTATTCCCGTGCGATCCCGACGATGTTCGAATGGTGGTTGTGGCCCACCGCGATGCAGTCCACGCCCTCGAGCCAAGACAGCATCCTCCTGCTGTCGAGGACGCCCATCGACATGGGTGCCCCGCCGCCCGATCCGTGGTGGTATCGCATGGTCCACGTGAGCTTGCAGTTGTTGACCGCCACGCGCACCTTCATCCAGCCGCCGTAGCCGCCGGCGCCGATCTGCGACCTGGGGTTCAGGCTCTTGATTGCACGGACGAGGTGCGTGGTTGGGCAGACCTCATGGTGCTTGAGCCAGGCCGACTCATGGTTGCCCTGGCCCAGGAAGGCCCAGTTCTGCGCGTATGGCGCGTACCGCTCAGCCACCTCGTCAATGACGGCATCGAAGTATGCGCTGGCCGCGTGGCTCGAGCGGAGCTGTGACTTGCACTGCCGCCTGTCGCTGACGCCCTGCATCAGGTCGAGGCAGTCGCCCAAATCGCAGATGATCGCGTTGCGCTCGACCGCCTCGCGCAGGTGCTTCTGCTCGAGGAAACGGTCGCACTTCTTGTTGTCCGTGTGTGCATCGCTTCGCAGCAACAGCCATTGCTCCCACGACCGGAAGTTCTCCCCGATGCAGTCCACGATGTGGATGTTCCGGCCGTGATGCGTCACCATCCACGGCACGGCAGGCGATTTGATTTTGGGCTTGCCCTGTTTGCCCATCCAGCCTCACCATAGCGGCTGCACACCGTATTTCACGCCGTAAGAAATTCTTGCCGGAATTTCTAACGCAACCCCCTTGCGCCGCCGATATAGCCCGATGTATACACCCCGCATCCGAGCGCGTTGCTCGGCGCACAACACCGGAGAACTGCCATGAAGGTCAGAGATACGGTCACCAACCACATCACGCTTCGCCACGAAACCCGCAAGAAGTACGACAACGTGCTCCTCGCCGCCGCGATGGAATTGGGGGACTCGGTCAGCGCCGAGGTCATCGCCGCCAGCCGCGCCGTCGCCCAGAGCAATCTTGACGCCGAGCACGAGTTTGACGCCGCCATCCTGTGGCTGCACCAGGCCGAGCGCGACTTCCTCGCCATGCACGCCAAGACGGAGGTGGAGCTGTGAGGCAGGACACAGAAACCCTCGTCGACCGCATCCTCGATATGGTCGAGATTTGCCGCACCGAGCCGATGACCAGGCAGCAATTGGCGCACCGCTGGGACGTGACGCCCCGCACGGTGAACAACATCATCTACCGGGCGCACGACCTGTTCGGGGTGATGATCGCCCACAAGGACGGGGTCGGCTACACCGTCCTCGACATGGGCATCATCGACCCGCGCAAGCTCAGGATGCGGAGGTTCCGATGAACCTCTTTGACACCGCCGAGGCTGAGCGGCGCAAGATCGTCGGCAAGGCGCTGGCCGCCGATGGCAGGCACGAACTCCTCGCCGCCGCACGCGGCTTCGCGGCGTTCATCGCCAGCCACGGGCAGACCGTGACCGCCGACGAGGTCGCGGCGCTCATGGCCGAGAACGGCCTTGACTATGCCGAACTCGGGAACGCCGCCGGCAGCGTGTTCGACGGCAAGTTCACGTGGACTGGCGAGGTGGTCGCAAGCCGTCGCCCATCCACGCATGGTCGCCTGATTCGGGTATGGAGGCTCGCATGATCCTGCACGTAGACCACGTCGTTCCCATCACGTCCGACTACGCACGCACCAACCGACGCCTGGCCGAGTACCTCGGCAGCAACGATGTGTCGGTGCTCGTCGATGCCAAGTGGATTGAGGACGAGAACGAACGCTTCCACCAGCACGGCAGCGTGCGGACGCGCTACTGGCGGCTGAAGTCCTGGGACTTGCTCGAGATCCGGCTCGACGGCACGGCGATCAACACGCCGCACGACGTGCCGATGGACTTCCCGATGCCCGAGGTCATCGCCATCGCGGAGGGCGGCGCGCTGCGCGACGAGCTTGAGCGCCAGGGCGCGAAGGCGAAGGCATGAGATACCTCTCCGTATGCTCGGGCATCGAGGCCGCGAGCGTCGCGTGGCACCACCTCGGGTGGGAGCCTGTCGGCTTCAGCGAGATCGAGCCGTTCCCCTCGGAGGTGCTCAAGCACCGCTTCCCAGAAGTCCCCAACTACGGAGACATGACGCAACATGGATCGTGGCCTATTCGACCAGGAGACATCGACCTCCTCATCGGCGGGACGCCCTGCCAGTCCTTCAGCGTCGCGGGGCTCAGGAAGGGTCTCGAAGACCCACGCGGCAACCTCATGCTCACCTACCTTGCGATTGCTGCTCGGCTCCAGCCTCGATGGATTGTCTGGGAGAACGTACCCGGTGTCCTGTCATCCAACCGAGGACGGGACTTTGGCACCTTCCTCTCAGCGCTGGGCCAACTCGGGTATGGGTGGGCCTACCGAGTCCTGGACGCTCAATACGTGCGAGTGGGGCGATGGCCCCGAGCCGTCCCGCAGCGCCGGCGACGTGTCTTCGTTGTCGGATGTCTTGGAGACTGGACCGCTGCCGCCGAGGTACTCGCTGTCCGCGAAGGCTTGCAGCGGCATCTTGAGGCGGGCGGAAAGGCGCGGAAAGGCGCTGCCTCCGATGCTGAAGGCGGCGCTCGAGGCGGTTTCCAGGACACCGTAGGAGCCTTGTGTGCTGACACGCAATTAGGCGCTTACGGCGGCCAGGATGCTTATACGGGACGACTGATTCCTGCGGTGTTGCAGCCGACCGCCTACCGCTGGCAGAACGATGCGCTGGGGTTGCAGCAGGACGATGCCGTGGCCGCGCTGCGGGCATCGGCTGGCAGCTCCGGGTTCCATGAGATGAACCACCCGGTGATCGCGCAGCCCGTGGCGCACGCCTTCTACAGCACGGGCGGAACGCATGGCGTGAACCAGCATCCGGAGGTGTCCCCCGCCGTGAAGGTGGGAAGCGGACTCGGCATTCCGTCGCCGCCGGCGGTGGCTCACACACTCAACCTGAACTGCTACGCAGCGAAAGAGGACGGAACCGGGAGAGGTTCTCCGCTGATTCCTCACGCCATGACCGTTCGCCGGCTCACGCCCGTTGAGTGCGAGCGGCTTCAGGGATTCCCGGACGACTGGACTCTGATCCCGTGGCGCAAGAAGCCGGCCGAGGACTGCCCGGACGGGCCTCGGTACAAAGCCCTCGGGAACTCGATGGCCTGCAACTGCATGGCCTGGATCGGGGAGCGGATCGCAAAGTGGGAGGCCGACCATGCGTGACATCCCGAATGCCGGCAATGTCGCCGTCACCCTGCGCCACGGGCAGTCGGTCGTGATCGTGGACGAGGATGGCCGTGCCGTGGCCGCCGTTGCCCCCACGCCGTCCAACGTCGGCAAGGTCACGCTCGTCGTGCGTGCCCCGAAGACCGTGCGAATCCTGAGGGAGCGCGACGATGACTGACCCGACCTGGTACGAGCACGCCCTCAACGAGCGCGGCCTGACGATCATGCTTCTGCGTGCGCGCATCGGGCACATCCGCGCCGCTGCGGCCCCGCTGCGGCAGCTCTCGGCGGCGCTGGCCGCAGGGTTCAAGCACGACCAGAACGAGGCGCTCGAGTCAATCAACGCCCTGCTGCGCGAGATCGACCGCGAGCCGCAAACCACTTCCGGCGCGTTGCCGGAAAGCCCCCGCGCCGTGCCACTTCATCGTGGTTTTCGACACGGCGCGGGGGTAACTTTCAATGAGGAGAAGCAATGATCTGGACGAGCGACAAGGAACGCATCGAACGCCTCACTGCCGAGCGCGACGAGGCGAGGAAGGATGCCGAACGGTGGCAGGCAGACGCCCTGCGACTGCTGAACGAGCGCAGTGCGGCGCAGGAGGAGCGCGACGATGCCAGACAGGAAGCCTGTTGTCTGCTTTCGTCAAAATGTGACCTTGAGGCAGCGATTCCAGTTGGCACAATTGTGCATAGCATTGGACCATCACCTGAGCACTTTGCCAGAATCCGAGGCTGGGATTGCTTTCAGGACATTGCCATTGATCCCGAAGATGGCGCGCCATGAGCAGGTTCCTGCTCGAGGAGTCTCCGCCTGAGAAGCACGACCCTATGGTCGCGCTGGTGGTGGCGGCAATCATGGCGATGACCGAAGCACAACGGAATGAACTCGCCCAGCGGTTGGCACAGGCTGACAGAGAGGCAGACAAGTGATCGACCCTGGCGATGAGCACCAGGAGCGCGACATCCTCGAGCGGCTCGACATCTACTGGCCTGGCATGGGCGAGATGGCGAACGCCGAGCGGCGCGAGGCGGCGCGGCAGATTCGCGTCCTGCGCGACGAGGTGCGGAAACTCCGCAACGTGCTGCCCGCCCGCATCGAGCGCATCCTCTACGAAAGCAGCGGCTGACCATGCTCGCGGGACGAGGGGAACGGGACGAAGACGTCGTGGACCGCGTGCGCGAGAGCGGCACGGACGATCCGCTCACGATTGAACTCATGCAGGAGGTCGTGTACCTGCGGCAGGAGATGGCGAAATTGATACGACAGGTGAACCGCCAAATGCTGGCAGCATCCAACCACAGGGTCCGCAATGATTGAATTCGTCGTACCGGGATTCGCCGCCCCCCAGGGTTCCAAGCGTGCGGTCAAGCTCAGGAACGGGCGGGTCGTGCTGCTCGAGTCGAGCGCTAAGGTCAAGCCCTACCGGGCGGTGTTCGCGCTGGTGGCACGCGAGGCGTGGACCGAGCCGCCGGCGACCGGAGCGGTAGCGGTCGAGCTGTGCTTCCGGTTCCCGCGCCCGAAGTCGCACTTCACCTCGCGTGGCCTGCTCAGGCCGGCGCTGCCCTTGGCACCCACGCGGCCGGACCTGGACAAGCTTTGCAGAGCTGCCTTGGACGCGATGACCGGGGTCGTGTACGTGGATGACGGCCAGGTCGCGATGATCGCCGCCAGCAAGGAATGGGGCGAAACCGCCGAAACGCTGGTGAAAGTGTGGGCTTGACGCCTGTATCGCTAGCGGTATACTGATCCTGTCGTGGGCGCGTTGCCCCCGGCCGAGCGCGGCGACCCGCGCAAGCGAAGGAGATTCACATGAGTGCATTGGCACGCTTGGATGACGAGAAGCGCGAGCTGCTCGCACGGACGCTCTGCAACGGCGCGAGCCGGGATGAGCTCGACCTGTTCTTCAACATCTGCGAGCGCACCGGGCTCGACCCGTTCGCACGGCAGATCTACGCCGTGCGCCGCTACGACCGCAAGGCAGGCCGCGAGGTCATGCAGACCCAGGTCAGCATCGACGGCTTCCGCTTGGTCGCGCAGCGCAGCGGCGAGTACGCCGGGCAGACGGCCGTCGCGTACTGCGGCACGGATGGGCGCTGGGTGGACGTGTGGCTGAACGAGGAGCCGCCGGCGGCCGCCCGCGTGGGCGTGTACCGCAAGGGCTTCGTGGAGGCCGTGGTTGCCACGGCCCTGTTCCGCGAGTACGCGCAGCGGTCGAAGGATGGCTACCTCACCGGGATGTGGGGCAAGATGCCCACGGTGATGATCGCCAAGTGCGCCGAGGCACTCGCCCTCCGCAAGGCGTTCCCCGCCGAGCTGTCCGGTTTGTATACGCCCGAGGAGATGGCTCAGGCTGACAACCCGCCGGCCGCCGCGCCCATCGCCGCGCTGCCCGCCCCGGAGGTCGTGGAAGCCACCACGATGCCTCAGGACGCGCCCGTGGCCGTGGAGGCCCCCAAGCCCGTCCGCAAGCGCAAGGCCGCTCCTGAGGCATCTGCGCCCGTTCCGGCCCCGGCACCCAAGCCCGCCGAGCAGGGTGAGCCGTCCGATGTATACCCCGACGAGTACGAGGGCAACTTCGCCGTCGTGCGGGTCGTGCGCCGCAAGGACCGCCCCATCGCCATCGCGGTCGCAGGGGAGCACGGCAACGCCTGGCTCGCCACCACGGTCGCGGAGTACGGGCAGCTCGCGGACAAGTCGACCGAGATGCGGCTCGACATCGCCCGGGTCGGGAACGCCCTGACGATCATGCGCGTCCTGTCGTCCACCGAGCGCAAGCCCGCGCCGGCCCCCGCCGATGACGACCTGTCCATGCCCTTCTGACCGAAAGGACCAACCATGTCACTTTACGCAATCCAGAACGAGATCAGCGACATCATCGACGCCCTGCTCGAGGGCGGGCAGACGGAGGCAGACGCGAACGCGGCGCTCGAGGAGCACCTCGCCGGCCTCGACGCGGCGCTCGATGACAAAGCCGAGGGCTACGCCAGCGTCATCCAGGAGCTCGCGCTCCGCGCCAAGGCACGCAAGGACGAGGCCGCCCGCATCCGCGCCCTGGCCGAGGCCGACGAGGCCGTGGCCGACCGCCTCAAGAAGCGGCTCAAGGAGGCGATGGAGGCCACTGGCAAGACCAAGATCGACGGCCTGAAGTTCAAGCTGTCGGTGGCCGCCAACGGCGGGAAGCAGCCGCTCGTCATCGAAACCCCGGTCGATGATCTGCCGTCCGAGTTCAGGGTCGTGCGCCACGAGCCGAACAAGGACGCGATCCGCGCCGCGCTCGAGGCCGGCACGGCAGTCCCCGGCTGCACCCTGCTCCCGCGAGGCACAAGCCTGCGGATACGCTAGGGAAC